TCTTTTGGAAGTGCGATTAGCAAATCTAAATCAGAAATATTACGAATTCCTATTTGTCCTCTTACATACTCGAAAGCATGGGGATGAATTTTTGTTTGCAAGTCTGTAAGCGTATTTTTAAATTCGGAAATAAATTGCTTGTATTCGATTTTTGGAAGATAGTACTTGAAATATACAATCAGGTCAAATATTTTCTGATCCAGATTCCTCGAATAACCAGGACTAAGAGAACGCAAATATTTTTCAAGAATCCTACCAGATTGGCCACGTGAATCTTTTTTGCGAGAAAGGCAATAAACCCTTTCGTTATGAGCGCAAGAATTTCGAATTTTCCGCATCCAGTGGAGACTTCCAATTAAAAGTTTTACGTTTGCGCGTCCGTTTTCGTCTTCTAATCCGTACAATGAACATAACGAATGAGATACTTCAATTTTACTATATCGGATAATGTCTATAAAAGTGGAAAAATTAACTACTTTAATCATTATCCAAGTAGGTATTTGCTTGTGATTGTCCATATAAAACTTTACGTAATCAAGCTGACTTTTACTTAATTCGCTGTAGGCTTTAGAAATAACGTTCATTTTTTGTTGCAAAGATTTATTAGGAGAGTAGGCAGTGGTGTCATACCAAGGAGTACGTCCATTATCGTTACATTCATCAAATTTATAACCGGCCAATGTTCTTGTCTCTTCTTCTACTTGAGTAATATATTTCAGTAGCAAAGAACGCAATTCATCATCAAATTTTTTGACTGCATGCAATTGAGTAATTGATGTATCAGATATATAGGTATGATTTCCAAAAGCATCTTTTCCACTAATGAAAGGAGCTTTGTATCCATTTACAATATTGAAATAACCAGCGCGTATCAAAATCTTTTTGTGAGAAGAACCAGCGCATAAAATATGCTTATCATTTCTTAATTTCCGCATTTGTTGATTATAGGTTAAGAAAAATTTATCATCATTCATAAATATCACCTCTCTTCCTCTGTACTTTTCCACAACTCTATATAAACGCCGAAGCGGTTATATCATTTCCATAACTGCTAAATTAGGAATGAAATAAATAACATAGTTATCTACAGTGATATATTCACAATATTTCCCAGTATAGCAGTCAATAGCTTCTTGCTTGTGATTCATCTCTTTCTATTTTGCATCTTATGAAGATTATTCCTATTGGTATAGGAGGGGATTTTATTCAGATTCTAACAGATCATAGAATACTGATTCTGGAAGAACTTCAATGTCGCAACCTGCAAGTTTTAATTTTTCAGCCTTTTTCTGCTTGTTACTTTTTCCATCTTTTATAGTTTTACAGTAATCGTTATTTCCTAAAATTAGAAAGTTTGTTTTCTTAGTCACATTATCTCCATTAATCCCTCCAAGATTCGCTACGAGCTGCATGGCATCTTTTCTTGTCATTTTTTCAAGTACTCCAGTAAATACACATACCTTTCCGAATAGTGGGTGTGTAATATCGAAATTGGTACAATTTGACTGGATGTCTTTTGCTTTTACTTCGTAAGAACGACGTCTTCTACTTTTTATAAAAGAATTAAAATCACTAAATTTATCATCAATTTCTGATAATAAGTGTTTGTAACATGAATAAGTTAACTCGCAATCGTTAATGGAACGATGAGCGGACGAATAGGATAATTCATACCTTTGACATAAATCAGAAAGCCTATGATGTTTTTCTTCGGGATGTAAATTTCTGGATAATCGCATTGTATCTATAAAATCATTTGATAATGATTTTCCCAGATACTCTTCAAAATTATCATATAAGAAATTGATATCAAAATTAACATTGTGACCGATTAGTATCGAATTCCCTATAAAAGAATCAAGATCGGAAAGTACGTTTTCTATGTTTGGAGCAGTTGATAACATTTCATTAGTAATTCCGGTAAGTTCGATAATGTAGTCATCAATATAAGAACCATCCTCGCAAACCGGAGGCTTTACAAGCGATGAAAATCTTCTGACTTCAATACCATGTTCGTATCTAATTGCGCCAACTTCAATAATATCGTCCCAATCCGGCATCAATCCGGTTGTTTCTATATCTATAATAACAAAACTGTCCGGTGCTTCGATTAAGCTTTTTCCTTTTTTCTCTCTCATATCATTTCTCCTTTTGGCAGTGCCGAATTTCGTTGATTGAATTCTTTGCTATTTGTACTTTAATATCGCCTTACGATATATAATCACAGCGATCGTATCACTGAAAGTCTTTCATCCTCAATTCAATCATCTTCTTATGATATCCAAACAATCTGGAAAATTGATCCGTAGTAAAATCAAGATGGTCTTCGATATCAGAATCTTGAATGAGTAGATTTAAAGCGAAACGATCAGCTTCTATTTCAAATTTGTTTGTTACAAAATTCGTTCTCGTGTCCATGAATATAGCGTTACTGTCTTTATGCAAGAATAAATGACCAAGTTCATGTGCAATCACAAACAGCATTTCATTTTCTGGTAAACGCTCATCCACGTATATGATGTGGTTCCTTTGAAAATAGTGGTAGAACCCACGAACTCCGTCTAATGGATGAAAAACAAGTATTGCATCCATTGCCTTTACAATTTCAAGTGGATTTCTTGTGCCGTATTTTTGAACGATTTCATTCACACGTTCCTTAATATCCATAAGTATCAATCCTTTTTATACTTTTTAGGCGTATATTTCTCTTTGTTCTTTTGTTTTGCCATTTCCATTCCAATTCTCATAGCTGAGAGAATAGAATCTATTGCTTCTGGGGATGCTGGATCTCCATCAAACATCAGACCATCTTGCTTAAGCAATGCTTCTGTATCATTCAGGATGGCTTCTATTTGTTTAGTATCTCTGTTCGTGAGAGATGATTTATCAGTTATTTTCTTGACTGTCCTGTTTTTCCCTGTTTGCAAATACTCAACTGATACTCCGAAATAATCTGCAATTCTTTGTAATTTATCAATCTTCGGAGTACTTACTCCACGTTTCCAATCACTAAGTGTTGACTGAGATACTCCGGTTTCTTTACTTACTTTATAAGGAGTTACTCCATTTTCCTGTAGTAATTTGCTAAAAATCTCATACATAATTTGTTCACCTTTCATAAAAATAAACAATACTAAAGAAAACCGGTAAAATAATGTTGACTAAACCGGAAATACGTAGTAATATATGAGCATACACAAGAAAACCGTTGTAAGGTTATAGTGTATATGCTATGGATTGTTTATATATTTTGCTTGACAACCGAAGTATATCACATTTCCGTAGTAAATGCAATAAACTGAATACAGAAAGGTGGTGTGAAAATGTACGAAAAATTCTCAAAATTATTGTGTAAAACAAACAAAACATCATATCAAGTATCAAAAGATACAGGGATTGCCCAGTCGGTATTATCCGATTGGAAGAGAGGCAGGAGTAAACCTAAAGCAGAAAAACTAAAAATCCTAGCAGATTACTTCGGTGTATCAGTGGATTATTTTCTTGAGTAGGAAGGATTGATAGGAAGTGAGAGAAGTGGATGCGATGAAAAGTTATAGAAATGCAGAGCGTTTAGCAAAGGAAATTATAGAAATGTGTACAGAAAAAGGAATCACATTAAAAGAATTACAAATGCTAAAGACCGCCCTGCCGATTGCGATTGATCAAAAGGTAGAAGAATACCTATCGAGGGAAAGATTATCGTAAATCACTCTTACCCTCTTCCATAGAGTTGCGAATTTGATTTAGCAAACTTCTGTACTTCATACCATACTCAAAAGCATTCGATTCACTGATTTCGATATTTTGTTGTTGGTAATAAAGGACAGTAGCGGCAACGGCTAAATCATGAGTACGTTGTTCTAAACTGATTTCATCGTACATATTATCACTCCTTTCGTAATACTCGGTGCTGCAACACCTGTAATTACAGTATAGGAGACAAAATGGTAAAAGACAACAGATGTGAAGGTGAATATTTCCATCTTGTAGACAACTGCATATATAAAATGGCCACACTTGAGGAAACAAGAACGACCATCCGAGTAAGTAACATGATGCTTACGGAATTTTCAAATTTAGAAGAATGATACCTGGATATCAGCACCTAAACGATTAAGCCTAGGTGCCGAAAGAGCTCTTATATATCGTATTCATCTAAGATTTTCCAAATCTGTAAAATAAGTACAACACATTCGAGAATATTTTTGAAAAATTCCCTTAAGCCCCACCTCCTTTCCTGGAGGTATCCTTTAAAGCGTTACTCCTTAATAAACTCCTTTCCGGCTAATAGCCTTTAGAAAATTATCTAAGTGTAACAAGGTTATTGTAACAGATATATGCAGTTGTATACAAGATGGAAAACAAAAGGAGGGAATTATGATACTTAAAAAAATTTTAAAGCTGGCAGAGAAGAACAACATCTCAATCAGCTGTCTTGAGAAAACTCTGGGCTTTGGAAACGGAACAATTAAGAAGTGGGGAGAATCGTCTCCAAGTGTGGATAAGCTGAAAAAGGTAGCAGATTACTTCGGTGTATCAGTGGATTATTTTCTTGAGTAGGAAGCGAGGTGAGGAAGATGGGAGCTACAAAGAATTTAGCAAGGTATGTGCAAGAGAAAGCAATAAATCTATCTGCAATGTCAAGGGCAACGGGGATTCCATATAGTGCTTTGTATGACAGCCTTGCGAATAAAAAAGGGAACGGCCATTATCTATGGATGAAGCAATTATTATATGTAAATTTCTTGGAGTGAACCCGATGGATTTTGCAGAGGAGAAACAAAATGAAAGAAAATGAAAAAATAGAAGTACAGGTATTAGTTCATACAGAGGATGCTTGTGAAAAAGTAAAAGAGTTAATAGAAGAATTGAAAAAAGCCAATTCATTAGCAGATGAATTGGCAAAGAAAAAATATCGAAGCCATAAGGGAGTTATTGGTACAGATACGATAAAAGTTTTTTTAACCCCAGGAACAATGAAGATGATCAGTGCATATGCAGATAATGAGAAATATTGCCAAGAGTTACGGATTTGTTTATCACTCCCCGATTGGTATAAATTTTCAAAACAAGAGTTTTATCAGCAACTAATTGAATATCTTCACAAAATAGGAATTCAAGAAAACATTGAAAACCTTGATGAGGAGAAAGGTTGAGAGGAAACATAGGGGTCGTTATTAACTGATTCACGTATCGCTTTAGGAAGAAGCTCACATGGAAATTCGGAAGAATCATTTATAAGGGAGATAGAATGAATACATAAAGAAGAGGAAGAATAATTCTGTAGGTTTATAAATAATTGGACAACATGTCGGATTTTAGTGTAGTCATGCACCTTTATACGAATCTTTTTTCTACGGGATAACAAGTGTGTGATAAACAGTATTGCGGACATTAAAAAGCCCAATATTCCCAATAGGTTGTACATTGCTTGGATGAAATTGGGAGATATGAACGACATTAAAAAATCAGAAAATCCATAATTTTGAACTTCAATTAATTCAGAAGAAAGTAGTTGAAGGTGTGTTGTGAGAGTAAACATTTCTGATAAAGATCCTCCTTTGATTATTAGATATTACAATATGCGTAATTAAAGTATAGAAGATATGGAAGAAAATGACAAGAAAAAACTAAAAATCCTAGCAGATCACTTTGGCGTATCAGTGGATTATTTTCTTGAGTAGGAAGCGAGGTGAGGAAGATGTGGATACCGAAATGGTATTTAGAAAATCAAATAAGACAGAGAGATGAGCTTGAAAGAAGAGTGAAGAGGTTGGAACTTATGATGTTACAAGATGCTGAAAGCAAAATTGCCAACCTCAAAGATGAAGAGGTTGGCACGATAAAGAATGATGGAATATTAACTATTGAGGAAGTCGTTAATCAAAAATTTGACTCGGTTTGATTTCTCTTCAACAAGATTGAATAAACGGGTTAATTGAATGTGGTCATCAGTGACAGAGCTGTTTGTAATTTCAGTGGAGAACCGGCTGCTATCATCCTGCATTCGCAAGGAAAACTTACATCTATCTGGCGGAATAGGACATGGAATATTTTTATTATCGCGATAAGTGAGTAGCAAAATGCAACCGTTTTTATACTCGGAGAAATAACTGTAACATTCATCCAATTCGTGAAAATCATTCGAAGAATAAAATATACAATTTTCTTCGAATGAAGTTGGCTTACAAGGATAGTTTTTGTTGTTGATTACGGACCAGCAAAGTTGATCTGAATGTGTTTTCTCAAAAACTTTTTCGAGAAATGTAGATATTTTTGATCTTTCCATTTGTTTACTCCTTTTTATTTAAGCGTGCTATTAAAAAGTTGATGTCTTGCCGTATTTTTCTTTTGCTAGACTCGGTTATTTCGGATTTTAGAAGATGCGAGCACCTATATAAATGAAACAAACAACGCAATGAAGATATTAACGAGTATTTCATTTGAAATTCGTATATTTTGCTCTGTAATTTATCTTGGATGCTTGATGTAAGCAATCCGTCATCCCAAATATTTTGCCGCAACGCAATGATGGAACAGAGCAACTCTTCTCGTTCATTTTTGTAAGTTTCTTTCTGACTTTCGGTTTTTGCGTAAACTTTTTTCAGAATACCGATAGACAAGAAAAAGCTTATAAATCCAAGGATGTCGCATATTCGACTGAAAGTAGTCCAAGACATAATTATGATAAACCTCCTTTAAATGGATTTTATCATGCTGCAACAAAGAAAGCAATCCCGCCACGGAGGTTACGATGGCGATCAAACATAGAGAGGAGAAAAGATGGAAATTGCAATAGCAAGCGTTATCTGCTCAATAATAGCATCAATTGTAACAAGCCTTATTATCACAAGGGAATCTTTGAATATTATGCGAGATGAAGCGGATAGAGTATTTAAAATGAACTTAAATTTTGTCAGAGATGTTGTAAATATGTTGGCTGATAGATTCGGAACAACTCGGAAATAAAGGCTGATGGACAACATACATAGGACAATCAACCTGCATACATAATAGCGAGGTGATGATTTTGATCGTAGAAACAGTAAAAGTAAAAAATGCAACAATCCGGGTACACGATGACTGTTATGCAGAACGAACAGAAGAAGAGGTGAAAAGCCTGATAGACGGATGCTGCAGGATCATCCAGGAGGCATTATTACGAAAAGAGAAAACCGCCTGAAGGCGGGGGGAAGGTGGACAAACATATGAAAAACAAAAGATTAACCATACAGCGAATCGATAAGTTTATAAAGGAACTAAGCTTGACCGAAAGAGTAAATGGCTACTCGGAACAGCAGAAACAGCATGCGATTGCCTGCTTAAACAATTACTGCAGGGAGTTGGAGTATCAAGGAAGAAAATCAGTAAAAATCAAAGGAGCGACCAATGGACCAGAGAATCTTGAACATGACGGCAGGACAAGTCATTGAGTACAGCAGGCTTGTCAGCAGAAGAGAGGAACTGCGGCAGTTTCCGGAAGAGGAAGGAGCTGTTGCAGAGTTGAAGCTAATCGAAGAAAGGATCAAAGAACTTGGATTTGAATGAAGAGAAGGAGAGGGAACAGATATGGATTATTCGCTGGCAATCCGGAAAGATCCGGAGCGAGTATGGGACGTACCAGGAAGCGAAACAGGTAGCAGAAGAAATCGGGGGAGAGTACATCATCGTATGAGTTTCAGGAAGAAAAGACAGCTTCGGTATGTAGGGGAATCGCTGCGGATCCTGGAAGCAGCATTCGGAATCTGTGCGGTCATGCTGATGGGAGACGGATCCTTATGGATAGGGATGATCATCATGACAGCAGGATTAGAACTCAGCTGCAGGTACATAGAAAAAAGCGTAAAAAATTAGTGCACCTGCCGCAAACAGATGCACCGGATATTTTGTCAATACAAACAAAATAAAAGTTCATTTATATTGTACACCTGTATTGGCAAAATGTCAAAGAAAATGAGAGCAAAAAGCTCCCGTTTTTCACTTGATAAGAATATTAAACTTAGGAGCAAAACAGGATGTATAAACGAAAGAGTTATGACCTGGGAGACATCAGAGAAGTGATGGAGTATCACAATGGGAGATATGGTGCTCCGGGAATGCCGAGAATGAAAAAGAAGAAAGCCACACCGGAGCAGATCAGGAAAGTGAATCAGTGGAATAAAGAACGGCAGTGCTGGAGAAAGATGAAGCTGAACTTTCAGGAGAATGACTACTGGGTGACATTAACTTATAAGCCGGAGAACAGGCCAGAAGATATGGAGAACGCAGCAAAAGACATCAGGAAGTGGCTCAATAAAGTACGGACACAATACAAGAAACGGGGAGCAGAACTGAAATGGATGCTGCATACCGAGATTGGAAGCCGAGGTGGTGTTCATCATCATCTGGTCATCAACCGGATTCCGGATGCAGATTTGATTATGCGAAAGGTATGGGACAAGGGTGGAGTCCACATGGATTTGATGTATGACGAGGGTGGGTTTCGAAAACTGGCCGAGTATTTAAGCAAGACACCGGATGAAGAAAACAAACTAAAAGAGAGCCGGTACTCCTGCAGCAGAAATCTGAAGATTCCGGTTGCGGAAGTAAAGACATATAAAAGAAAAACATGGAGTGACGAGCCGAAACCGCCAAAAGGCTATTATCTTGACAAAGAAACATACCATGAAGGAATCAATCCGGTAACAGGATACAAATACCGAAGATACATCCTGATCCGTTTGAACAGGAGAATTTGATATGAAAGCATTGAATATTTACATACGGACAAGTCTGACGGGGCCATGTATCAAAGATGGGTGCTGGGCGGCTGCAATCGAATATCAGACAAGGAAAGGTCCGGCAGTCAAAGGAATATGTGGGGCGGAGAAAGAGACAACGTATTATCGTCTGGTACTGCTTGGAATCGTAGAATCCTTAAAAACACTAAATACGGCATGCCATGTGACCTTATATACAGACTGTATTTTTATCAAGAATATGATTGAAAACGGAAAACCGGAGCAGTGGAAACGGTCAGAGTGGAGAAAGCCATCTGGAAAGGGGATCAAGAATCCAGAATTATGGCAGCAGTATCAGGAACTGGCAGAGCGGAATGAAATA